TTTTAATACGAAGTATAATACTCTCAGCGTTTTTAATGCTATGGGTCCCAGTGGTCTTAATATTCGGGGCACTACCATTGTTGATTTTGACGAGTCAACTTCTCGATCTATTAAAATTGGTCGTAAAACTAATGAGCGTTTGGAAACTGTTTTGAAGGGTGGTAAAATCGTTCTTAAGCGATTGGTTGAAGAAATGGAAACACCAGCCAATGGCCGTCTTAATGAAAATATTATTTTGTTGAAGGTGACGAAATGAGAAAAAGTTCAGAGATTATTAAAGATGTTATCGAATCATTAGAAAAACTTATTGATACTCTTGATGATGAATGGCATCATAATAATGAAGGTGAATGGAGAATGGCAGACAATATCCGTGCTAATGTTTTGCCATTGGCTAAAGAGAACTTTAAATTTCATTTAGATGAATATATTGATCGCCGAATCGAAACGTATGTAAAGGTCAAAAATGAGACTGAGTGATAGGTGGTTTGTAAGTTGGATTTGGCCAAGGTATGGCGAAATATTCGTATGGAATCGTACTAGATTTAATGGTGGTGGTTATATGTTTGGCGCCGCACCTTATACGTATTGGAGAATTGGTCCTATTTTTGTAAAAAGGTATATGTGATGACTGATGCTAGAATAAAACTTCTTACTGAAGGTCCAGGCGGCATTATGGAAATGAAGCAGACGATTGCCAATAAGGAAGCTGAGATTGCTCGCCTACAAAAGTATCGTAACTTCGTAATGTCATTTTACTATGAACCAATGGAGCTAAGTCACCATAAACTACCGAGTCAATATAATCACTGGCAGCAAACTGCTGGTAAGCTGATATATCAAAATGAACCTGATACTGGATTTACTGATGAAGAGCTAGGGCATAGGAATACTAAAAATGAACAAGCGTAAGTTAGTTACTGATAGAAACAGTTTGACTGTCAATACTAAATCTTCTTTTCTTACTGAAGAAAATATCAAGAACATTGAAAAGCATTACAAGGCTACCTATCTCCTTGAAACGTGCGCTAAGGATCGTAACGGTGGTTGGGCTAACTTTCCAGCAGCTATCTTCTATACGGAAACAGCTCACCCAGAAGGTTCAAACTATTTTGCATTGTATGTTACCGAAGATAGGCAGCTGATGATTGCCAATGGTTTGTCTGCAGTAGAGGATGTTGTGTTTAAAGGTTTAGAAACGGAAGGCACTGTTATCTATTCTCGTTACCGTCATGATTATCGAGATGCTGGTAATGGAGCTTTCGTTGATGGTGGAAGAGATTATTTCCGATATGGTGGTGATCAATTCGATGATTATAACATTGTAGAGTTTGTGGTTAATAAAGATAAATTGGAGTTTAAAAATGCTGATTGATATCGATGCTGAGACAATTGATAAGATTTTTCAAAATACTTTGATTCAAGATTATCGTATGCTGTTAAAACAGAAACAAGAGCTTACTGAAAAACTGACAACAGTGTCATTGCACCAATACGAGCTTGAAGATCTTAATGATACAGATCGTTGGCTTTCAGGTATAGGGATCATGATGGAATATTATATTGGTGCTAATTGGAAAGATAAAGTTTGACTTTTCTCTCTAATAAGGTATAATAAATATATTGCTGATGTTGATGACATCTAGTGGAATAGACACTGAGGACGCGGGGGCGGTACCCGCCGCCTCAAAATTAATTTTATATAAATAAGTTAAAAAGGACATCTTTATGGCTTATTATGTATATAAAATTACAAATAAAATAAACAGTAAATGGTATATAGGTAAACGCAAGCATATGTCGCCGCTTAATGATTCTTACATGGGTAGTGGTAAACTAATTAAAGCTGCTATTGTCAAATATGGTGTAGATAATTTTATTAAAGAAATATTACAAATTTTTGATACTAATGATGAAGCCGCTAATTTAGAGAAAACATTAGTAACAAAACAAGCTATCAATACTAATATGTCTTATAACATGCATGAAGGTGGACACGGAGGATTTGCGCATTTAAATGATGGCAGTAAAGCACATAAAGAGCGATCAAAAAAAGGTGCAATGAACTCTACAGGTAAATTACATCCAAATTGGGGTAAATCTTCGTTTGCTAAAGATGATCCAAGAACTATTGAAATGTCTAAAAAAGCAAATGAAAATAGGAAAAAAAATGGTCTTACTAATGAGCATAAAGAAAAAATAAAAATTGCTTCAATAAAAAGAGAAGAGCAAAGAAGATTAACAGGTTATTATCAGAAAATGTCGGCTGATAATTATTAGAAAATATACAAAATAGCTATGGACTCGGCTCTCGGATGCCGACATCTCCACCAATTTATACGGGGATGAAAGGGATCGACATGGTATGGAGTATTTTTTTAGACATCGTGTGCAAACTACGTTAACGTAAGATAAAATTATCTGCAAACGATAATTCACTTCTTGAGATGCGCCTAGCGGCTTAATCTCTTGGGTATGAGTTCCACCTCGAAACAGAACGGGCTCACTTTATAACACACAAAACACACACAAAGGAGACTACAAATGAGTACACCATACGATTTAAGATTTAATCTTGTTCATTTCGCAAGAGATCAACTTAACGCTGAATATCAGGCTGCTCTGGAAAAGATTATATTATCATATCCAGAAGCTTCCGAAGAAAAAACAAAATTAATTTCTGCTCTTAAATATCCAACAAAATCGGATATTATTAATCTTGCTGAAGAAATTAAAAAGTTTGTCGACAATAAGTAATATAATTGGTCACCTAGCGGCTTGATCGGAGTTCGGGAGGCACTTGGCAACAGAAGCCTCCCACCTAATTTTATTGGCCTCGTAGCTCAGCTGGACAGAGCAATGGATTTCTACTCCACAGGTCGGGCGTTCGAATCGCTCCGAGGTCGCCAATTTTTGGGGGTGGGTGTTGGTACACAGGGAGTCCTTATAAGGCTTTCAGCGGCAGATTACCGTTCTCGACAGGGTTCAAATCCTTGCACCCCTACCATCAATGGAGATTCAAATGGAAGAATTATCTCTTAACTATTCTGTAGATATGATGAAAAAATACGCATTTATTGACGAACTGAATAATTATTTGAATATTCTTCCACCTGAAGATAAAGATAAAAATAATCCCATAATTGAATATATTGAGAAAAGAATTGCACACATTGACAAGAAATATAAAAAGTGAAAAAATGGTTTTAGAATTGAAGACAAATACCTTTATCGAAGATATCGAAAAGCTTTGTAAAACTAAAAATTTAGAATATATTGATGCTGTTGTTCTTTGGTGTGAGAAAAATAAGTTGGAAGTAGAAACTGCAGCTTATTGGATTAAGAAAGACCCAGCAATGAAAGCGAAGATTCAAGCAGAAGCCGAGAATCTTAATGTTCTTAAACGTGGTGCTCGATTACCAATCTAGGAGTATATTATGCCTTATGTGACTACAGATGTTTGGGTGGACGATCTCGATATTGAAGATTGTGATGATGAAGAGTTGATCGATGAACTCAAGAGTCGTGGGTTTGAAGTTAGTAATCCTGGCGATAAGCTTAATATTGGAAACCTTTACACTACATACATGACAATGTCTCCTGAGTTCTTTGAGAAAGAACTGAAGAAGTTCTTTAATGAAAATCTAAATGTATATGTGAGATGATGTCAGCACTTGAATGTTATCAGGAATACCTCGCTCTGAAGAATCACTTCAGTAAACCTTCTTATGATTATTTTAAATATAATGGTAAGGTAAGAGTTAATGCAAAAACATTCGATGCTCGTAAAGACAAATTGTTCTTTCAGAAACTAGCCAAACATCCAGACGTTCATAGTTTCTTAATTGCTAATCTTTCTGAAAATGAAAAAACATGGATTAAAGAATTAGCATATTCTGAAGTTGCTGAAAAAGTATACAAAGATTGGTCGAAACGCCAACAGTCTTTGTCTTATGTTTTTAAACAGGATCTAACAAAACTTGACCCTGTATTAAAAAATAACTTCAATTGTAAAGAAGGCGAACATCCACTTCTTTTGAGGTTATATCTAGGGAAAGAAATTTCTTTAGAAACACTATGTCTCTTATTAGAATTCTCAGGTGTTAAACAAAAATGGGATTCTAGAATGGAGTACGATTTGGTTTGGGAATCTCTTAAAACCAAAATTGAAAAATATACCCCTTTCATCAAATATGATAAAGACAAAATAGTTAAAATTGCGCTTGACTTTTTTGATGAATAACGGTATACTAAATAATGTTGCGAGTGAATATTATCGCTCAATAAACTGTCATACTGATATTAAACATACGGAGAATACACATGAACTTTTCAAGTCTCAAGGCACAATCTGGCAAGAAGTCTCTCGAAGCTCTTAGCGCAGAACTAACTAAGCTTAGTGGAAACCAAGAATCAAAGGGTGCAGACGATCGTTTCTGGACACCTACGGTTGATAAAGCTGGCAATGGCTATGCTGTTATCCGTTTTCTCCCTGCTCCCCCAAATGAAGATGTCCCATTTATTCGCATGTTCGACCATGGTTTTCAAGGTCCAACTGGTTTGTGGTACATTGAAAATTCTTTGACAACTCTTGGTAAGCAGGATCCTGTTTCTGAGTATAACTCGAAGTTGTGGAATTCAAGCACTGACGATAAGTCTCCTGAACGTGCTCAGGCTCGTAAGCAGAAACGTCGTCTTCACTTTGTTTCTAACATTTATGTAGTTAGCGATCAGGGTAATCCTGCAAATGAAGGTAAGGTATTCTTGTTTAAGTACGGCAAGAAGATCTTCGACAAGCTCAACGAAGCGATGAATCCTCAGTTCGAAGATGAACAGGCGATGAACCCATTCGATCTTTGGGCTGGTGCAAACTTTAAGTTGAAGATTCGTCAGGTCGAAGGTTATCGTAATTATGATAAGTCAGAGTTCGATAAGTCTAAGCCACTTCTTGAAGATGATGAAGATTTGGAAAATGTTTGGAAGGGCGAACACTCTTTGAAGTCGTTCCTTGATCCTTCTAACTTCAAGTCTTTTGAAGAACTTCAGGGTCGTCTTTTGAAGGTTCTTGATGATGCACAGACACCTAAGAATAAGGTTGCTCGCGCAGAGGAAGAAGATCTTCCATGGGCTCGCGAAGATGCTGCTCCTAAGTTTAAAGAATCAGCTGCACCAAAGGTCTCTGCATCTACAGATGATGATGAAGATGATGATTTGATGGCCCACTTTAAAAGTCTGGCACGGTAATATTTGGACTAATTTTTGGTGATGTAAAGGGGGGCTTCCGCTCCCCTTTTTTTATGAGAATTTTACGTTCTTAAGATCGTGTGGATATGCACCTTTTAATTCAGCATACCATGATGGAGCAAATTCATTACCAAAGAATTTTTCAGTATTATGATCCATGCCAACTGCAGATCTTGATGGAGGTTGTCTATAATCATCTGGTGGTCTTGAACCTTCATTACCTCCAGTAGATTTCATAGAAGCTTCTCTAGCAAGTTCAGACATTGCTGTTTGCTCTACACCTCTTCTTGATAAATTTTCACCACGATCATGGCGGGTATCAACACGATATCCGCTTTCTTCATTATTACCACCACCAAGTAGCGATGAAAGTATATTAACACCAGCACCTATAAGACCGCCAGCTCCACCTCTACCACCAAGCATACTTTCCATCATACCCATAGGACCAGATTGAGCAAATCCAGCAGTACCTAATACACCGTGACCTATTTCGCCCTGACTAATTTTTCCTACATTACCAAGTTCTGGGAATGGTCCACCGCCACCGCCACCTTGACCTTGGTTAGCGAATCCAAAACTACCTTCATTTTGTCTTGGACCATGACCCTCTGAGGCAGCGCCACCGCCACCTCCTGCATACTGCCAATGCCATGGTTCTCTTGGAATATTACTGAATCCGAATTTTCCTGCATTTTCTTGTAGCCATTTATTTTGTTTGCTGCCTTCTTGATTTGCACCGCCACCTAAATCAACAGCCAGACCCCAACCATGATTTGATGTTCCAGGAGTTGCAGCCAATCCGCCTTGAGAATATAAACCTTTTTGTTTTGCAAGTCTGAGTTGCTCATCATAAGTTCTATATGAATCTGTAACACTCCAAGATATACCTTCAGATTTGGCAGCATCTAACATTTTCTTATATGCATCAGCGGCTTCTGGTTTTAATCTATGATTACCTTCACCGATAGATACTAATTCCGCATCAGGTAAATTACCATTTCCACCTTGATCGCCACCTTGTGATAATTCACCACCACCTCTGCCCATCATAGGATTTGGTGCACTTACTTGTTCTCCACCACTTTCTCTATTGTTACCGCCAGAAATAGGAGTTGTATCAGAACCATTAACTGATGGTGTATTGCCACCTTGTTGTGAAGGCGATGGAGGAACAGCTGTATTAGGTTGAGGTGTTACTGCACTAGCAACTTGAGTTTGCGTGGCGCCACCAGACATCTTTGAGTCTATCGAAGCTAATTTAGAACCATAATCGGGATCTGTAGCATAACCACTTTTAGATTGAGCAGCTATTGCTTCATCTATACTTTTAGCAGCCAGAACATCTTTATATCTTGGATTCTTCATTAAAAAATCAATATAATCTCCAGCTGATTCTGAAGAATCTTTATATGATTTGAAATTTTGTTTTGTGTCAACCATTTTACCGTTGACAAATTCTTGTGTTCCTGCACTAACACTATCTGTATCATTTTTTCCAGCTTTGATACCAAAAGCATTATTACCAACCATATGTTGGCCATAACCAGTTTCAAGCGAAGTTTGTGTAGCCCCTAATTTGGCAATAACTTCTGGATTTGGAACACCTTTTTCTTTTGCTGCTTTCAATAAAGAACTATACATTTTATCATAATATTCTTTTTGTTCTGCAGATGCAGGTTTATTAGATTTTGCAGTTTCACCAGCTGGCGCACCACCTTTAGGTATTGTCGCTCCTGGCATGTTTTCGAAGCCAGTTTGCATTTTATTTTCTTTAGCTACCATATCGCCAGCAACTGTGCTAATACCTAAAGCACCTAGACCAACTTTTGCAGTATTAGAAATATTTAATTTACCACCAGTAGCTAAACCACCAATTTTTTGGAATAAACTGCCACTACTATTTCCTACATTAGAATTTTGATTACCTAATGATTGTATAGCAACAGCAAGATGTTGTAATTGTGTTATTACTTGATATTGCGCTTGTAAAGAAGCATTCAATATACTATTTGTTTGACTTAATTGTGAAGTAACACCTTGTTGACTATCAGAAAGAGCTTGCTGTATTTGTGGGCCAATACTTGATATTTGTTGTTTTTGAGAAGCAAATACATTGTGTACGTCTTTAAGAATTCGAGACATATTTTCATTGTGTTCATCTGCAGCTTCTCTGAAATTATTTGTTGCGGCATTCATACCGCTTGCTGCTTTTGCTATTTGACTTAGTTCATTTGCCATTAACTGCTACCGTTCATTTTTGCTAGTTTCTCTTGACCTCTAGTCCAGGCAGCTACACCGAGAATTGCTGCAAACGAAAGATGTATTAATCCACCATTTGATAATGTTAAAGGAACCCATGGCGAATAAGTAAATTGAACACCAAGTCCTTTATATATTACTGGTAAAAATATTGTAATTCCAGGAAATCCAATAAAATCCATAAAACAAATAGCCATATAAAGCCAGCCCATCGCTGGTCTCCAATATGCTTTTATCCAATGCTCTTCTGATTCTTTTAATTGTTCATCAACAACTTCTTTATCAATAGAAGTTTGTGCAAGCCCAACAGAAGCTTGAGCTTGTGCAGTGGCCATCTGCATTGTTTGGTTGTTTTGATTATTGTAGTTATTGTTCCCACCATTATTATTGTTATTATCAATAACTACGACAGAAGGTGGAGGAGCTACAGGTGTGGGTGTTGGAACAGCCACATTGCTGATATCAGGCGATGATGGAGGAGGAGCGTTAGGGTCTGCTCTAATTACCATTTTGCTGTCTTTGTTTCGCTTCTTCTACTTCTCTTAGATAATTCATTAACATTTCGATATAAATGTCTCTTTCAAAAGGCATTAAATTTTCAATTTCACTAATGGAATATTTATGATGCTGAGCCATTGAAAAAATTGTTGTAAAATAATTCTGTAAAGAATTATGACTCAGCGCCAAGTAAAAAAATCATTTAACGAATTTAATACGATTTTTCTTTCATTACCTTTTTTATTTGTGTAATTGATAGTGTGTTCTAGTTTAGGAACAGATAGTAGAAAATTCTGAATAGATTCAAAAGTTTTCATATCTAGATTTTCTAAGAAATCTTCTAATTCTTGCTTCTTATAGTTTTTAGATTCATAAACACTATCACCATAATACATTTTATCAATACATCTGATGATCAATTCAAACATATAGTTTTTATCTAATTTAAGAAATTCTTCATCATCATATAAAGATGCTGGAGGATACTTCATAACAATACCAGATTTATCTGTTATTTTAATATTATTTTCTAAATTTTTAGGGTATATAATTTCTATATCATTTAAATCTACAGTAAATGTATAAGTTTCTTCGTCTTCAAAATCTTTATATGTTAGCTTTGCTATGTTATCTACAGAAACAGCTCTGAGCTTTAGAAAGATATATTCTAAATCAAAAACGGCTAATTTGTTAATGTCTAACTTATCATCTGTGCAGCAATTATTAACAATCTGTTTGATTGCTGATAAAATCTCAGCTTGACTTTCGCTTTCTCTAGCCATGAGAAGTAGTTTTTCTTCTTTGACTAAAAATGGTCTAAATTTATAAACCTTTTTCAGAGAAGGTATTTTGATATTATATAAAGGGTATTCAATTTTAGGTAACATATTGTAACTCCATTATGAATTAATAGTTTATTAAACCTGTCGAAAGTGATAAATTATCTATTGCTTCTTGTGATATTGATGATTGTTGACTAGCAGAAGGTGTTGTAACCTCCGAACTTTCAATTGTATATTCTGTGTATGCAATGCCAAGATTTAATCTTAAAAGATTTCCTTGATCTGCCCAATTTAAATTTACTTCTCTCATTGAAGTCGGGAATGCTTCAAATAGATTAATTTCTTGAATTTTTTTACCAAAAATATCATACATTATAATTTGAATGGTTGTAGAATATTGATCTTTATATTCTGCAGTATATGATGGTATTTTGTTGGCTCTACCGCCAGAACGGGCAGAAGAAGTTCCAGTAAATTCATATATTCCTCTTAACCAATTGTGCCAAAACTGCCACATATTACCGTAGCCGTCAGAGATCAAAGAAATACTTGTTTCTGAAAATTGAGCATTCATAGGTTGTTTCTGGGTTGGACCAACGCCATAGTGGTTAACGTCTGCATTGATTAATGTTATGCCAGGAGTTCTTATAGATTCTGCTCTGAATGATATATCTGCTGCTATATTATTGATCGAAGTACTAGATCCAGTATTATTAATAAAGGAATTGAATAGAATCGGCGGTGGGTTGAGAACAACTTTAAAACGGTTATTTGTTAAATAACCGCTCGCTGAAATATTAGTTTTAAAATTAACTATATTAAATGGCATTTCTATTCCTAGTAAGGTGGCGATGCTTTAGAAGAATATCTTCTATCTGGATTTATTTTCCACATTTGCATTGGTAATAGCAATGCTTTATCCCAGTCCTTTGGGTTAACATATTGAAATGCACTTTTTACATGACCATATAGGTATCTTTTAACACAATTTTCAAACCCAGAGAATTTCGTAGAAGATTGTTTTAGAACATTATACGAAATATTAAGTTTGGTCGAATTATTGTATTTATCATTATTTGCGATAGTATGTAAAGCGTTCATCAAACCAGCTCGCGCTTGTGGTGGTAAATAATGAAGGTTAATTGCTAGAAATCCACTGGTGGAGAAATCTAATGGAAACACAAGAGGAAACATATCATAAAAAGGTAATGTTGCTTTAAACTTAGGGTCATAAACAAACATAAACATTTTACCGATTTGAGGGACACCAACATTCTTAAAGATTTTAAATGGGTCGGCGGTTTCCATTATTTGTTCTTGATTAACTTGATCTTTATTGATATTCATGGCCTGATCGCGATACCAAGCTTGAGCTTCTTGTGTATCGCTGAAAGAAACGCTTTTAGCAGCCTGATTTATTTGTTGGAAAAGATACATTAATACGTAATTCCTAATTCTTTTTCAGTAAAAATAACAAACTTCCATCCTCTATCTTTACAATATTCGGATGCAGCTTTCCACTTAGCTTCATTAATTCCCCATGTTTTAACTTCTGTAAGATATCTTTTTGTCATCTTTTGTTGCCTAACAGGGGGGTTTACTTGTTTAGCTGGTTTGACTTCAATTATAACAGTTTCTTTTACACTATCCTTATTTATTTTAGTTACAATAAAATCAGGATAATATCTATGTATTTTTCCATCTATAGGTGATCTATAATGTATAATAATCTCTTCAGATCCCCATGAAAGGATCTGTTTATCCTCGTCCAATCTCAACATTAATTTAAGTTCCCATCCAGAACGATAAATAATGTTGGTAGGATCACCTTTGTATTTTTGTGGATTTTTGGGTTTAAAGTACCCTTGATATAATTTCATCTTCACCATTTATAATAAATATTCTTCTAATATTTAGCCGATTCTAAGGAACATAAATGCCAATACCATCGAAGCCCTCTGGAGGATTTAAAAGTTATAGTTTTCCAGGAGATCTTGTAACAGCAGATCGAGGTAATGTATTCTACACACAAATTTATTTTACATCATACAGTAATCAATTTAATAGTACTCTTTCTTTAGCGGGTGATATTTTACCTAATTTTTTACAAACTGGTCCTACTATAACTGCTTCTGGTGGATTTAGTTTGCCATTGCCTAATAAAATTAATGAAGTTCAAACTGTTACATGGGAAGCTGCTGATGCAGTTTCTCAAGCAATGTCTTTGGCTCAAGGTGCGGCTGGTGCAGTTTCTGCCAGAGCTGGTAATATTCTTAATAATATTGCAAGTGTATCTGGTAGTGTTGGAGAGTTTGGTGGCGCCGAAACAGGCAAAGCTCTTAATCCCCAATTGTATATGCTCTTCAAATCTCCTAATTTCAAAGAACATCAATTTTCTTGGACATTTACTCCAAATAATGAAAAAGAATCGAATGAATTAAATGATATTATCAATTATCTAAAAAAATATTCTTTACCAAGTAAATCAGGAAATTTTCTTTATAATTACCCTTCAATTGCTATGATACAATTCAAACCAAATGATGCATTTGCATTTAAAATTAAACCGTGTGCATTGGTTTCTGTTAACGTTGACTACAGTGGTGGGGGTAGACCTTCGTTTTTTAAAAATGGTGCACCAACTGTTGTTAATCTTGGTTTAGCATTTAAAGAGATAGAACTTTGGACTCAAGATAATTATAATAAATAAGGTATTAAATGGCTCAGGATAAATATTTCGATAAATTTCCAATAGTTCAATATGGCAATTCAGCATCAAATAATACGGTTGTTGATATTACTAAACGTGTGACTTTTTTAGATGTCGTATATAATAATCCATATGTATTTTATCCATACGATCTTACAGATTTTGAAAGACCAGATCAGTTCAGTTATCGTTATTATAATGACCAGTATAAAAGTTGGATACTATATCTTTCAAATAAAATTACTGATCCTTATTATGGGTGGTATTTACCACAAGACGAATTTGATAATTTTGTAATCGCAAAATATGGTTCAGTCGATTTAGCATCTTCTAAAATAAAATATTATGTTAATAATTGGCCTGACCAAGAAAATATAAGCACATCTAGATATAATTCTTTAACTCCTGGCCAACAAAGTTATTGGCAACCTGTTTATGGTTTCAATAACAATATAATGTCATACTCTGCAAAACAAATCGATTGGACAGTTACTACCAATCAAATGGTTTCTTATTCTGTAGGAAATACAAATTTTAATATCGATGAAATAGTTAATGTTGTATTTGATAATAATGATACTGGTCAAGGACAAGTTGTAGCGGCTGCTAATGGTGTATTGTATATTCAGCATACATCAGGTACTACCCTTGCGAACGGTGGTGTGACTATAGCTAACACTAGTTATATTTACGGAACAGAATCAAATGTGAATACTATTTTTACCTCTGCTTCGTTGATAACAACTACAATTGATCCCGCTGAACAAACTTATTGGGTTCCTGTTACATATTATGATTACGAAAATCAAAAAAATGAATATAATAAAACGATTCAGGTTTTAGATAGCACTTATTCCACTGTTATAGTAAATAACATAAAAACATTATTGAGTAATACCTAATGCCAATTGGTGATATTAATTTTCAAACCTTTACTATAGGCAGTTTAGATGTCAACGATTCAACAGCTATTGGGCTTGTTGGTCTTAACATATATGAAGACATATTAAATCCTTTAGGTCCAGTTGGTGAAGCTAGATTAAATGACTTCAATGACGCTGTTGGTAAATCTAATATTAATGGTAAAGAAGATGTTACCATTAGTTTTTCATGCGATCAGGGCGGTGGATCTGCTAGTTTTAAATTTAAACTAATGAAAAATACAAATGGCAATGATGGTTCTATGGAATCAAAAGGTTCTGGCCATAGTAAAAGATCTGACTTTAGATTTGTAAGCCCAGAACTATTAGCTTCCCAAGGTAATTTTATATCAAAGAGTTATAATACACAAACCAGTGAAATGGTTAAAAATATGTTAACTGATTTTTTAAAAACAGATAAATCAGTTGATATTCAAGAGCAAACAAAAGGTAATCGTAGATTAGTATTTCATAATGAACATTTTGCAGACGCTTATAAAAAATTAAATCACGAGCATGTTTCTTCTTCTCATGAATCTTCATGTTATGTTCTTTTTGTTCAGGGCGGTAGCTCTCCAAAATATGTGTTCTCTACATATGAACAATTATTTGAACAAAGTCCAGTTACAAAATTAACACAATCTACAACTTTAGCGACTGGTAATATATCAGATAAAACTAAACAAAATTCAATGATTTGGTTTAAGCCATCAGATACTTTTTTTACACCAGCTCGTTCGTTAACAAAACCAAATGAAAAAACATATAATTTAACAACTGGTAAAGCCCATTCGGTACCACCGCAACAACCGCCATCTTTTAAATTTGCAGATGGTCAGGGTGTATTTACTACACCACCTTCAAGCGCAAATGGTGTACCTTCACATACTGTTAATGATCCTTCTAATAATAAAGATGATCCTTCTGTTTCTACTGCAAGAAAAAATAGAGCTGCTTTTCTAGCTTTCCTTTCTCAAAATTCAGCTGAATTAGAAATACCTGGAAATCCAGAAATTACTCTTGGTAGTATGATTGAATTAGATGTTCCTAAAAAAGCCAATCAAGATACAGAACAAGGCGAATCTCAAATTAATGGTAAAGCTTTAGTTGTTTCTATTAGACACAAAATTAAACCTCTAGGCCAAACACCTAGATATACAATGGTACTAAGAGTAGTTAAAGGTTCTTATAAACAAGGTGGTGGTGGTAATGGGTGATTTATACGCTGCAGAAGTGAGAAATATCATGGACCCTTTGAAATCGGGTAGAGTTCAAGTAAGAGTATATGGCCATCATGACGATGAAAATTCTGTTAAAGATGCTGATTTGCCATGGGCATTACCTTTACAGCCAGTAACTTCTGCCGCCACAGGTAAAGTTGGAACTGTACCTGTTGGATTATTAGTAGGTTCGAGAGTTGTGATTACATATTTACACAGTGATACCGCAGAGCAATATCCAATTATACTTGGATCTTTTGCTCGTGGTGCATTGCCAGCTGGAGGATAAAATGTCTATAGATACAGGGCCAGATAAAGGTGCAGGTAAAGCATTATTAGATATTATTAGTTTTGGTATTGATACTTTTGGATCTAAAGAAACGCATAAATTAGCACCTAATAATCCTAAAGTAGGTGGTAAACCTGTTGATACTAATCCAAAATATAATAATGCACCTGCAGTAAAAAATGATGCAGGTCAACCTGCAGTTTCGACATCGCGTTCGCAAAATGCACCAAACGCAGATAATCCAACTGTTGCTTCTGCTCCTGCAAATATGAAATTGCCAGACGCTTTAGCAAAGGTCGATCCAAAATCTGTAGCTGCTTCATTAAAAAATATGATGAGTTTACTTAACCTCGTTAAGAGCGTTATGAATAGTGCAAGTAGTCATTCTCAAACTAAATCTGTAACAAAAGGTTTTTCTGGCGCTCTTTCTATTCTTGCGAACAAATATGGTTACAGTAAAGTTATAACAGCTTTTGATATAGCGTTAGAAAATAATGGTATTAATCAAATTGAACCTGATTACCAAACTATTGTTAAAGAAGGTATATCTAACTTAATTCAGCAAGTTATGGTTTTCGGCGAAGATAAAATACCAGCTCCAGTTATACCTCCAATTGTGTATGGTACAGTATTACCGCCAGCAAATTTGATAGTTTATTTTGCCAAAGTTCCTAACCTATATGTACAGCAATATTATTCATCAACCAGCGATCCATATCCTGGGTATATTCAGTGGCTAGGACCAAATGGTGATTATCTATATTCTTTAAGACTATCGTATCAATATCCATATGCTTCTGCAGATGAAGAAATATTATCAACTTCCCAGTTAGAAATAGCGGCTGCTTTTGATCCATATATTTTAAATAATAAACCTATTCCTATTTTTATTACACCTACCATAATAAATACTGTTTTGGATATAGCAAGCGCGAATGTTCAAAAAAACGGTATGGAAAAAAATATGGGTAATGGCTCATCTGTTAATATAATGAGCTTATTACCAGAATTGATGGGTATTGCTGGTACTACTTTAAATGTTTCGCAAACTTTACATTTACCAAACTCTGTTTTAAATCAAAGCACAGTTTCTGATTCGTTACAGAAATTTGCGACTAATATTTCTATGGCTAAATTAATGCAATCTAAATCTGCAGGAGCTTTTAATATTCCATCAGCGCTGAGTAGCCTTACAAATATTGCATCACTGGCAGGAGCTTTAGGTTCATTGGGAATTTCTATACCAAGTTTAGCTGCTGTAGCTGGCCTTACAGATATTAGTAGTTTGGGCGCTGTTGCAGATATTACTAAGTTATTAGCTTCTTCTTCGAATGCGCTGAATCAATTGAATTCACTTGGTATATCTCCTTCTGGATTGGCATATGATGCGTATACAGCTGCTGGAGCTACTTCGGCTTCTATAGCTCTTGGCTTACAACATTCTAATGTTTCTTCAGATGCTATTTTAGTGACTGAAAGCATATTAAATAAGGTATTGTGAAATGGGTTTGTTAGATAATTTTAATAAATTTTTAGAAAAAGCTCCATATGATGATGGAAGATCTTCGCCAGATTATCCATGGATTCATGGTATTGGCGGCTTGCTTGGTGATAGAAAAATAGTTCATGCTAACCCAGATAAACCTGATGAAGCATATCATGAAAAAATACATCATGATGGCACTTTTGAACATAAAGAAGCTAATGGTTTATTGAGCAGAATTTCTAAAGAAGTAAGAGAATATGTTTCTGGTGGTCACAGCCATAATTCTGATAGCCATAAAGCAGATCATACACAGGGTAGTAAAAATACTGACGCTAAAGGTGATATGGGAACCGCTTCTGGTGGAGATCATTTTAAAGGGCATGGCGGTAAAGAAATAGGTGGTTCTTCAGAAGGTGGCCACAACCATACAGATGGTGATGATTTTCGTACTTCAAAAGGAAATGTAGTTAGTTCACACGAAGGGGATATGCATACAAATCATGATGGAGATCATGTTTCAACTGTAAATGGTACAAATTATCATACAACAGTTGGTGACCATGCACTTAATGTGCAAGGTGGTCAATTAGATGTGCAGGTGAATAGTGGTAATACTCGTATATATTCGGCTAAAAGTATTTTAATACAAAGTGGAACAGAAATAACTTTAAGAGTAGGTAATTCTACATTATACATTAATTCTTCTGCAATGAGTATTGATATTCCTGGAGTTATTGGTATCGGAGCAAATTCTAATATTGGTGTATTTTCTAATACTAAAATTGGTCTTTTTGCGAATACTTCAGGCTCTGGATATGTTAAAATTGTTGGCCCAACTGTTACTATTAACCCACCTGGAGGTTGATTATGGATCATAAATTTGTAATTTTAAATAATGGAATATTAGAAACTTATACTAACTATGATGATATACCTTTGTCATTTGATCATGTGATTGAATTTAAACCATGGATTGATGAAGATCATGATCATGTTCATACAGATCATGATCATGAAGAATTAGCTCAATGGAATATTAAATTACAAGAACTTATGAAAAGGGAAACAAAATAATGCCAGCAGCAACTCGAGTAGATGATGCAGACGTAGCACATTGTTCTGGTATGAAAAGAGCAGTAGGTTCTCCTAATGTTTTTGTCAATGGTAAAGCGTGGTCTAGGCAGGGCGATGTTAATACATCACATTTAACTCCAACAGATGATCCATGCCCTTCTCATACTGCTCCGATAACCAAAGGTTCTACTACAGTATTCATTAATGGATTAGGTGCTGGAAGAGTTGGTGATGCTTTAACAAATTGTACATCAGTGGCGGTTGGTTCGCCAAACGTATTTGCAGGCGGATAAAATGGCAGTAACAAGAGCGGACGTAATATTAAACACCAGAGGCAAACAAGAGTTTTTCTCTGATTTCTTAGATAGTTTTGCAATGACTCCAGTTGGTAATCAACTTGGTAGAGTAGTAGATTCAGAATCTGTTAATCAATCTATAAAAAATCTAATATTGACGAGTATGGGTGAAAGGTTATTTCAACCATTAATTGGCAGTAATATATACAATTCTTTATTTGAATTGAACAGCACGATAGAAGCTTCTACTATTGAATTTTTAATTGAAACAACTATTAAGAATAACGAACCAAGAGCTTCGGTTAATAGTGTTACTGTAATATCAAATCCAGATAATTATACTTTATCTATCAATATCGTTTATAATCTCATAAATAGTACTGATCCTATAACACTTAATTTTACATTAAAAAGAGTCCGATAAATGGCCAATAGTGCACTTCAGTTAACTTCTTTAGATTTTGATACTCTTAAACAGAATTTAAAATCTTTTCTTTCTACACAGTCGATTTTTAAAGATTATAACTTTGAAGGCTCTAACATCAATACACTTCTTGATGTTATGTCATATAACTCTTATTTGAATTCTTTCTATTTAAATATGATCGCATCGGAAATGTTTCTTGATTCTGCGCAGAATCTCGAATCTGTTGTTTCACACGCTAAAGAACTTAATTATCTTCCTCGTTCTTCAAAGTCATCAGAAGCTAATATATCTTTCCAAGTTATAACTTCACCTAATATAACTACTCTTACTATCAAAAAGGGTACATTATTTGGTGGTACTAATGCTAATGGTGCATTTAATTTCGTAACAGATCACGATTATTCTTTCACATCTTCTGTTTCTAATTCATCATCAATAACATATACTGTTCCTAATATATCAGTTTATGAAGGTAAATATATTACAGATACATATGTTAACAATATCAATAATGAAGCTCAAAGATTTATTCTTACAAATCAAAATGTTGATATTAGCAGTATTGAAGTTATAGTTACTGAAAACAATGTAAATACTAACTTCTCAGTAGCTTCTACATTATATAATCTTACTAGCACTTCAAATGTGTTTTTTTTACAGGCTGCTCAAAATAATCAATATGAGATTATTTTCGGCGATAATAATTTTGGTAGAATTCCAAATAATTTAGCTGTGATAAACATTTCATATAGAGTAACAAAAGGCACAGATTCTGACGGTGTTGTTTCCTTTATCTGTAATCAAGATTTAGGTGTAATGAATAATGGCAGCGCGAGCGTTCAAACGCCGATAACTGTTCTTGCAAATTCTTCGGGTGGCTCTAATGCAGAATCAATTGACTCTATTAAATTTTCAGCCCCAAGATATTTCGCAACTCAACAAAGAGCTGTTACATCTGATGATTATTCCTCATTGGTTCTTACTAATTATGGTAGTATAATTTCAGATGTTAATGTTTATGGTGGAGAAACTTTAGAACCAAAACAATATGGTAGAGTTATAGTTGCAATTAAACCTTCTGGTGGCACTGTTGCTCCAGATTATGTTAAAAATGAAATCTCTCAATTCTTAAAACCATTCATAGCATTACCAAATAGAGTTGTTATAACTGACCCTGATTATCTTTATTGTCAAGTTAATACAACGGTTCAATATAATAAAACTATAACAACTAAAACTTCTAGTGAATTACAAACCGTTGTTTTAGCAGCAATTTCACAATATAGTGTAAATAATATCGAGGCATTTGGTTCTGATCTTCGTTATTCTAAATTTATTTCTACTATTGATAATAGTGATTTAAGTATTACCAGTAATGATACATCTATTAACATCATTAAAAGATTATCACCTGCATTAAATTATCCAACATCATTTAGCTTTAGTTTTAATAATCCAGTTGAACAAGAAATGGCTTCTCCTGGATACGTAAAGGGTGGAGCTTTTTCTGACGAGCCTGTAATAACTTCTTCTGCTTTTACATACGTAGATAGTTCTGGGGCGCAATGGCCATTATCATATATCAGAGATGACAACAATGGAAATTTAGTTGTATATTCAACTGTAAATGGTGTATTTACTATTTTAAATTCTATGATTGGAACAATCGATTATAAGACAGGTAATGTTGTAATTACTAATCTTACAACCTCTTATTACAATAATTATATCGCTCTTTATATGGTTCCTATGAATAAAGACATTGTTGTTAGTAGTAATAAAATACTTATAATTGATCCTAATGATGTAACAATCACCATGATGCAAACAGTAGTATAATTCAAATGCAATTTTCAATTGAAAAAAAGATATCGAATTTTATTGAAAACCAATTTCCTAGATTTTATCAGGAAGAAGGCGATAACTTCATTTTATTTGCTAAAGCATATTATGAGTGGATGGAAAGTAATAATCCATTAGTTGATTCTTCTAATAATGTAATATTAAATTCAGATTATACTTCTTTAATGCCTCCAATTTATGGAGCTAGAAATCTTTTAGACTATAGAGATATCGATAATACATTAGATGCATTTCTTGATCATTTTCAAAAGAAATATCTTTATGGAATACCATTCGATGTAATTGTTAATAAAAGATATCTTCTTAAACATATTTTAGACGTTTATCGTTCTAAAGGTTCTATTCAGTGTTATAAGCTTTTATTTAAATTAATATATGGTCAAGATGTTGACGTATATCTTCCATCTGAAGATATGCTTAAGATTTCTGATGGTACATGGACTCAACCTAGATATCTTGAAGTCAATGATAACGGCTCTCTTAGTAGCTATGTTGGCCAAACAATTGTTGGTGTTACTTCTGGTACAACAGCAATTATTGAAGACCTTGTAAGAAATGCTATTAATAGAGGTATCACTTGCAACCTTGCTCTTTCTAATATTTCGCCTGTAGGTGGTTATTTCATTAAAGGCGAAAAGATTATTATTCAAAATCAGAATACGCCTGAAGATATTGCAGCAGCTCCTGTTGTTTTAGGATCGCTTGATTATTTAAATATTATCAATGGTGGCCAAAATTATAATGTAGGCGATGTTCTTAAAATAGCACAGTATGACCCAACAACAAATAAAATTGTTTCTTCTGGAACTAATGGCCGTTTAAGAGTAACAAGTGTTTCAAGACAACAAGGTTCGATTGCGTTTAATATAATCAGCGGTGGGTTTGGTTATATTGCAAATGCTAATATTTTCTTTTATAAGGGTGATGGAGATACTACTGGTAATGGAGCTTCTTTTCAATTAGGTTCATTATCTTATCTACAAAACATTAATTATAATACAGATTTAATTTGTGATTATCTTAGTAAAGCTATTAATTCTTCGACATATGCATTACCAGGAAATGCAGCTGCTAATTCAACAGCGCAAATTGTACCTTCTTTAAAATATACTACTTCAACGTTTGGTAGTATTGCTACTTTAGCAAATACTTCATCAGGTAACGGATATACACAAACACCGTATGTTTTTGTTAGATCAACTCAACTTTCAAAAACATTACCTGGAACTGTAAATATTTCTACATCTTCAAATACAATTACTGGTACCAGTACTAAATTTAAAACATATTTTGCAAATGGTGATGTTATTGCATTACAAGCTAATAGTACTGTGATCGACTATCAAATCATTCGAACTGTTACTAGTGATACTAGTATTCTTCTTTATGGTCCTTCAAAATATTCTAATACAGTAGCTACTGTTAAAGCGGCTCCTGTAATTTTACCGTCTAATTTTTCTATCTATAGCCCATTAATGGCCCGTAGCGATAATACAATTGATGGTAAAAATGAAATTATTTCTGCTAATCCATCAGCTGGTAACAATATTGTTAAAACTGTAACAGCTATTGGTTCAGGTAAAGGTTATATAGATAACGAACTTGTAAAAGCATATCGTTATAATGCATTGACTATACCAGTAATTGCCAATGGTGGTAATAATTATAGTAATAATGATAGCCTATCATTTTCATCTGTAGATAACATAACTGTAGGAAATGGTTATGTTACCACAAATGCAACTGGTGGCATCACAGCTGTGATTATGAACTCATTAGGTTCTGGATATATTCAGGCTCCAACTGTTACTGTTAATAGCAATAATCGTCTTATAGTTTCTAATGTTACAAATAATAGTACATCAACTGGATATTCGAATACAGATTATATTACATTTTCAAATAATTCATTAAACGCTCCATACATTACTGCAGCTGGCTCTCATTATAGTAATAATGATAGTTTGACGATTTCGGGAACTGCATATGCAACACCTGCATCTGGTCATATTTTAACAAATAACACTGGTGGCGTAACATCTGTTATTTTAGATAACATTGGTTCTGGATATTTGGTAGCCCCTAGTATTACTGTCAGCAGTAACACTCAACAATATATTTCAGCACTTGCTATTAATGGTAATACAGTAGGGTATTCGAATAGTGATTATATCACAATATCAAATACACAGAATCAATTTTATAGCGGCAATGCATCAATAACTACAGATTCAACTGGTAAAATTACAGCGGTTACTGTTTCTAATACTGGATTGTTTAAAAGTACACAGGCTAATAGTGGTCTTGTATTAACAGTAACTAATTTCTATGGTGGCGAATCATCTGGATTTGGTTTGGGGTATTCTTCATTTAAAGGTTATATTTCTGCCAATACACTTACAGTTGTAGATATGCAAACGGCTCTTGCCAGTTATTATAGCGATATTGTTATTGGACAAAGAGTTAGTGGACCAGGAGTAACCTCTAATACATCAATAACTGCTTTTGTTTCTGGTTCTGGTGGTGTTGGAACATATACTTTGAATAAATCACAGACAGTTGGATCTAGTGGTACACCAATTAATATGATTTCAACTAATCTTACTGCTGGATTATCAAATGCAACTGCGCCATCGGGCGCGAGTATTGGTGTTACTATTTCTTCAAATAATCAATTCTATAGTGGTAATGCATCAATAACTACTGATTCAAGTGGTAAAATTACATCTGTTGCAGTTTCTAATACTGGATTGTTTAGTAATAATCAAAGTATTAGTGGATTAGCAGTAACTATTGCCAATTCAATTGGTGGATCTTCTGCTGGTTCTGGGGCTAATATTTCATTTTCCCTATCGAATACTGCTGGTGGTTCTGGCGCAATATTAACTACATTCGTTCAGGAATATGATACAACTAGCTCGATTCAAGGATTCGTTGTTAAAAATGGTGTTGGTAGAGACGAAGGTAATTGGTCTTCGACTAATGGTTTCTTAAATTCAGATAAATACATTCAAGACAGTTATTTTTATCAAGATTATTCGTATCAAATTCGAGCTGCTATTACGCTCGATAAATACAAAGATATATTATATAACACATTTCACTCGGCTGGTTCTGAATTATTTGGTGATTTTTATCTCATAGATAATGAAAAATCTTTGGCTGTATTAGAATTTGAAACTTACAATGCTGTTATAGGTATTACTTCTGATAGCACTTACTATACTTCAGATATGACAGGGATTACCTCTGATATGTTTGTTAACTATGGATTGACTTCGGATATTTCAACTATTACTTCTGATAGTACTTTGTATACATCAGATAACACATGTTAAACTAAGGATATAGGAAAAAGATGGCTCAGGCAAATATTAGTATTGGAACAAATCCAAATGATGGTACAGGTACTCCACTTCGTACTGCAATGGGGTATATTCAAAATAACTTTACTGAATTTTATTCAGTAATTACACCTACACCACTTGCTGGTAATAATGCCTCATTTGCTAATAATATTACAGTCGCTGCAAATGTTAATTCCAATAACCTTTTTGCCAATACTAAACTTCAAGTTGGATCTTCGTCAGGATATAATTTTGGATCTCTTGCTGTTATTGAAATTGACGCCAATCAAAATACTTATGTTCAAAGCGTTATTCAAAATGCTAACTCTGGAACACAGGCTTCTGGTGATCTTATAATCACTGCTGATACTGGTAATGATTCATTTGGATATATCGATCTTGGTATTAATAGTTCTACATATTCTAATGCAAGTTATAATATCGGCGGCGCATTGGATGGTTATCTTTATTCATCAAATAGTAATTTACTTATTGGTACTGCTTCTGCAAAAGAAGTTGTGTTCCATGCTAATGGTACATTATCGACTAATAGAATTTTTACAATTAATGCAACTGCAGTAACTATCGCCAATGGCGCAGCATTGGTCGCCAATGGTTCTACTGGTACTGCTGGGTATTATCTTACTTCAAATGGCACTGGCGTTTATTGGTCTTCAGAAGCCTTCCTTGGTGCTAACCAAGCCGCGCAGTATACTTGGTCAAACACCCAAACTTTTCAAAATACAATTACATTTAGTAGCATTCTTAATGCCAATACAATTAATGCTACTAATACATTCAATACTGCGTCAGGTTCTGGTGGAACTACTAGCGGTATTACCATTACGAATACAAATATTTCAATTGGTAATAGCTCAGTAAATACTTCTACTAACTCAACTCACTTCTTCTCTGGTAACTCAACTGTTTATGGGCTTGGTAATAATACATCAGAGGTTCTTGTAAATCCTACAGGTAATCTTTCCCTTACCGCTGTTTCGATAAATTTAGTTAATGCTTCAGCAAACGTGTTAGTTGCTAATCTTAGCGGTTTATATGTTAATGCGGCTGTTAATGCCACTTCTCATACCGCTGGTAGTAATGCTGTATTCAATAGCACAAACCTATTATATACTGGTAATACCACACTTCAACCAACTGTTACCTTGTCTAATACTGGAGCGTTCAGTATTGGTAATAGTAGCA